GAGGCAGAACGGCTACGGCAGATCAAGAAGTACGAGGCACAACGCAACCGATAATTTAGGATTATTTCCATGAGTAACTCGATTTTAACCATCGACATGATCACGCGCAAAGCGCTTGAGATTCTCGAAAACAACCTTGTTCTTACACGTAACGTAAACCGTCAGTACGACGACAGCTTTGCTGTTGAAGGTGCTAAAATTGGTTCAACCCTGCGTATCCGTCTTCCAGACCGCGCACTTGTAACTGATGGCGCAGCCCTTCAGGTACAAGACGACAACGAGCAGTTCACAACTCTGACCGTTGCCAACCAGAAGCACATCGGCGTCAACTTCACGACTGCTGAATTGACCATGCAGTTGGACGATTTCGCAGAGCGCGTTCTCAAGCCACGTATTTCGCAGCTTGCTTCGAGCATCGACGCAGACGTTGCCAACGCTTACCAAACCATTGGTAACTCGGTCGGCACGCCCGGCACTACGCCAGCTACTTCGGCTGTTCTTCTTGCTGCACAGCAGAAGCTGAACGAAAATGCTGCCGTGATGTCGCCACGTTATGCCACTGTCAACCCAGCCGCAAACGCTGGCTTGGTCGAAGGCATGAAGGGTCTATTCAACCCAACCGACACAATCAGCAAGCAGTTCAAGAACGGCATGATGGGTACGGGCGTACTTGGTTTCGACGAAATCAACATGTCGCAGTCCATCAAGCAGTTCACCACTGGTACGCGTGACGCAACTGGCGGTTCGACTTCGGCTGCTGTAACGTCGGAAGGCGCAACAACCATCGCCATCACTGGCGCTGGCGCTAACGACACCGTCAAGGCTGGTGACGTGTTCACTGTAAACGGTTGCTTTGCTGTCAACCCACAGACCCGTGAAAGCACAGGTTCGTTGTTCCAGTTCGTTGCATTGGCTGATGTCTTGCTCAACGGCTCTGGCGCAGGCAGCATCACTGTTGCACCGATCTACTCGGCTGGTCACGCGCTTGCCACCGTCAATGCACTGCCTGCCAACAGCCAAGCAGTTGTGTTCGTTGGTGCATCCAACTCGCAATACGCGCAGAACCTCATCTACCACAAGGACGCCATCACCTTCGCAACAGCCGACCTTCTGCTCCCACAAGGCGTAGATATGGCTTCGCGTCAGGTACACAACGGCATCTCGCTTCGCGTTGTTCGTCAGTACGACATCAACAACGACCGTATGCCTTGCCGTATTGACGTTCTGTATGGTTACAGCACGATCCGTCCGCAAATGGCCGTTCGGATGTGGGGCTAATTTAAACATGGCCCTCGGTTCGCCGGGGGCCAAACTTTTTAAAGGATTTTTATCATGGCTATTCTACCTAATGGCGCCGGCGGTTATCAAGTTGGCGACGGCAACCTCGGCGAAGTCACGCTGGGCGTATCCGCAATCCCTACTGCGTACACCGCAGGCGCTACACTGACCACTGCCGATTTGGCTGGCGGCGCAGTTGTATACACGTCAAGCAGCACTGCTGACCTTGCGCTTCCTGCTGTTAGCGTTGTTGACGCTGACGTTAGCAGCGCCAAAGTAAACTCGTCGTTTGAGTTTGCTTTGATTGCTACCAGCACTGGCGTTCCTACCATCACGGCTGGCACAGGCTGGACGTTGGTTGGTTCCGGCGCAGGCGTTGCATCCAAGAGCGTATTGTTCCGTGCTGTTAAAACCAGCGCGACAACGTACAATCTGTACCGCATCGCTGGCTAATGGGTTTGCCCCGGCTACGGTCGGGGCATCCTTTTCAGGAGAACAATTATGCCTAATACTAAAGCAGTAGGCGTTGCTTACGCCGACCCTGAGTTTGAAAGCGTTACCGTTACCGGCACGATGAGCGCCGCTTCGGTCGTTTCAACCGCCAGCAGCGGTGCTGTTGCATCTAACGCCAGCGCAGGCGTTTACATTCTCAGCACAGCGATTACCGCTAACTCAACCACTACTTCGGCACCTGCGGGTTCGCTCGGCATTACGACGAACGCTACGGGCCTTGGCAAGCTGTTCTACGCGGACGGCACCAAGTGGCAGTTCATGGCGATCAGCTAATATAGTGGACGGCTTTCGGGCCGTCCATTTTACGGAGTTTCTATGGCTGTTATCTATCTTGTTCACGAAGTCCACGGCGCAAAAGTCGCTATTTCAGAAGAAGAAGCGATTTCTGATGAATATTTTGGTTGGGAACGCTATAATCCCAACGCGCCTGTAGAGGCGCCAGTAAACGAAATGCCGGCAGCCAAAGGCCGCCGCCGCACAACGCAGGAAGACTAACCAATGGAAACGGCTGGGGACATCATTAACGGATCGCTTAGGCTGCTAGGCGTTCTGGCAGAAGGCGAAGTTCCATCGGCTGAGACATCGCAAGACGCACTGCGCGCCATGAACCAGATGATTGATAGCTGGAACACAGAGCGCCTTTCCGTCTTCTCGACGCAAGACCAAATATTCATGTGGCCCGCAGGCCAGCTATCGCGCACGATGGGGCCAAGCGGCGACTTCGTCGGCAACCGTCCAGTGTTGCTCGACGACGCGACATATTTTAAAGACCCCGGCACCGGCGTCAGCTACGGCATCAAATTCATCAACCAGCAGCAGTATGACGGCATCGCGGTCAAGACCGTTACGTCGACATACCCGCAAGTCATCTTCGTCAACATGACGTTCCCTGACATTGAAATGTACATCTATCCGCGCCCGACGCGCGAACTGGAATGGCATTTCATTTCGGTTGAAGAACTGACACAGCCCGCAACGCTGGCAACGCAACTGCATTTCCCGCCCGGCTATCTGCGTGCGTTCCGCTATAACTTGGCCTGCGAAATGGCACCTGAGTTTGGTACGGAGCCTTCCGCACAAGTCCGCCGTCTGGCGATGTCGTCGAAGCGTAACATCAAGCGCATCAACAACCCTGATGACATCATGTCGATGCCATACAGCCTTGTAGCGACACGCCAGCGGTTCAACGTCTACGCTGGGAACTACTAATGAAGACGCCGATCCTTGGGTCGGCGTATGTCGCTAGAAGCGTCAACGCCGCCGACAACCGCATGGTTAACCTGTTTCCTGAGATTGTCCCTGAAGGCGGCAAGGAACCAGCGTTCCTTCAGCGCGCGCCGGGGCTGACTGCTCTTGCGACTATCGGCATCGGTCCGATCCGCGGGCTGTGGCAATTCGGCAATTACGGCTACGCCGTATCTGGCCCCACGCTATACCAGATTGACAGCAACTGGAACGCGGTCGCTAAAGGCACCGTAGGTGGCTCTGGCCCTGTCAGCATGGCTGACAACGGCACGCAGCTATTCATTGCGGCTAACCCGCAAGGCTACATCTACAACTCCAACACTGACGTGTTCCAGCAGATTACTGATCCTGACTTCCCCGGCGCAGGCACGGTTGGTTACATCGACGGCTATTTTGTGTTCAACGAACCCAACAGCCAAAAGATTTGGGTAACGTCGCTGCTTGACGGCACCAGCGTTGACCCGCTGGAGTTTGCCAGCGCCGAAGGCAATCCTGACGATGTGGTCGCTGTATTTGTGGACCACCGCGAAGTGTGGGTGTTCGGCTCTAACTCGACCGAAGTCTGGTATGACGCAGGGCTGCTCGACTTCCCGCTGACGCGTATCCAAGGCGCGTTCAACGAATTGGGCTGCGCGGCGCCCTACAGCATCGCCAAGATGGACAACCAAGTCTACTGGCTCGGCAAGGACGCACGCGGCCAAGGAATAGTCTACAGGGCCGCTGGTTACATCGGTCAGCGCGTGTCTACACACGCTATCGAATGGCAGATGCAAGAGTATGCCGACATCTCGGATGCCACCGGCTACACGTATCAGCAGGACGGCCACAGCTTCTACGTTCTGAACTTCCCCACCGCCAACACCACATGGGTGTTTGATGTCGCCACCGGCGCATGGCATGAGCGGGCGTCGTTCGCTAACGGCGAGTTTAACCGTCACCGCGCCAGCAGTCAGATGTTCTTCAACGCCACTACGGTTGTCGGCGACTACCAGACCGGCAAGATTTATTCGTTTGATCTGACCGTGTACGCTGACGATGGCGCGCCGCAGAAATGGCTGCGGTCGTGGCGCGCACTGCCAACGGGCGCTAACAACCTTGCGCGTACTATCCAGCACTCTATGCAGCTTGACTGCGAAACAGGCGTGGGTCTGAACGACGGCCAAGGCAGCAATCCGCAAGCCATGCTGCGCTGGTCGGACGATGGCGGTCACACATGGTCCAGCGAACACTGGAAGTCGATGGGTCGGATTGGTCGGTCAGGCTATCGTACCATCTGGCGCCGCCTTGGCGCGACGATGAAAATACGTGACCGCGTCTACGAAGTGTCAGGCACAGACCCTGTACGGATTTACATCATGGGTGCTGAACTGCTGCTTAGTGGGACAAGCGCCTAATGGCGCTGCCGCCGATCAACCCTACGCAGCTAACGCCGCCGCGCGTGGCTCTGATCGACCCACGGTCAGGCGCGATTAGCCGTGAATGGTATCGGTTCTTCCTGTCGCTGCTGACAGCTACGCAGACCAACCAAAGTGAAGTTGAGGTAGCGCCCGACACGTCGTCGCTGTTGGCGACCTACGACGCGCTGTTGGAAACGCTGGCGCAGACCACAGAGACGCAGCCTGACGGCGCGTCCGCGTCTGACTTGGCTGTGGTGCAGAGCAGCCTTCAGGCGCTGGCCCTGTCACCACCGCCACTAGATGAGATAGCCATACGGGCGCTGATACCCGCGTTGACCGGCCCCGTCACCAAGACGGCTGACTTTACGGTCGCATATAACGAGACATGGATCATCAACAACAAGTCTGGATCGACTTGCGTTGTCACGCTGCCAGCCGCTGCGACCAACGTCGGACGCTATCTTACGTTCCAGAACAACCAAGACCAGAACCTTGACTCCGCATCCAGCAACGTCGTACCGCAGGGTGGTGGCGCAGCCGGAACGTCGATTTTGCTGAACGTGTCTGGAAATTGGGCTACCCTAGTGTCAAACGGCACAAATTGGGTTATTATGCAAGCCGCTTCGTTTAACACTTTGCTGTATTAAGGAACCAGATATGGCCGTAACCATTAGTAACATCATCCCTGCCAAGACGGCGGAGAACGCACAAACGACACAGTACACGTCGAACGGCGTGCAGACAATCATCGACAAGTTTACCGCGACGAACTACAGCGTTTCGGCTGCGACGATTAGCGTCAACCTTGTTTCGGCTGCGGGCAGCGCCGGCAACGATAACTTGATTGTCAAGACCAAAACGCTCCAGCCGTCAGAAACATATACGTTTCCTGAACTGGTCGGCCATGTGCTGCCTAACAATGGCTTTATCAGCACCATCGCTGGCACGGCGTCGGCCATCAACATCCGCGCGTCGGGGCGTCTGGTTAGCTAATGCAGAATTTTCTGCGCCTTGCAGATAATGTAGACACTGTTCCGGTCATGCGCGAACTGGTTACGCAACCTGAGTTGTGGAATCAGAACACGCTGCGGACGCAGCACCCTGACACGGCCCACGCTGAAGTCAGCGACATTTGGCTTTGGTTTAACGAAGTACCGACCGACCCTGAAGCCGTTGTCAATCC